GAATGATTTGTTGATGAATACTGAGCCAGCACCTGAAGATAATATAGGTGCAATGCAATACTTGGAAAATGATGATCTTCCAAATTTACCCACGACAGAACATGGACAATTCTATGCTCCCCAGAATAAGCAAACGAACGCGGTTCTTGAAGCAATGAATCGAGATTATTCACAATTGGTTGAAAGAATGGATCAAGATTCGGGCAAAACAAAAGAACAATTCAGGAATCAAATTTTGAGTAGAATGGATCCGATTGATTCTGAACCCGAAGAAGAAGACATGTCTTGGTTATCAGAGGTAGGTTAAGAAATGCCCATTAAATTTTATCCAGAAGACCTTAAATCAGCAAGCGGGTTCATAGGAATAAAACTTCCCATGAATGGTTCCGATCGTGGTATTTTCAATATGAGTAGAACCACCGAAGATCAGGCCGTATCTAATTATGTCAATCTTCTTCTAACCAAAAAAGGAGAAAGATATATGCAACCTGAATTTGGTGTTGGATTACCATTTTATCTCTTTGAACCAAATACACCTGCCCTGAGAATTGAATTAGAAGCGGAAATTCAAAGACAATCTGCTTTTTGGTTACCGTATATTTTCAATCACAGTATTGATGTCAGGGACAGGGCAGATATTCCAGGAATGAAAGGTTCGGATGCAGAAAATTCAATTCAAATCATAATTACTTTTTCTGTATTTGAACATGGTGCAAATCACCAAATCACGATATTTCAAACAGAAGGAAGGATAGGATATCAAATCATATAAATTTATCTTAGTTGGTTATAGAGTTCCCCAATTCAAATATCAATTTGATTGGAGAAAAAAGAAAATTCAAAAAGATGTTTTATTTGAATTAAAAGTTGAAAGTGAATTAAATAAGTCGGAACTTCAAAAAATAAAATATCAATTTGTACCATATAAAGCCAATAGAAGAGATATTGAAAAGAAATTCAATATAAAGATTCCAGTTTGGTATCAAAAATTGTATTGGAATATTGAAGAAATAAAAGAAGGAGAAGAAAATTGTTAGAAGAATTTATTAAGAATGGTTATGATGTTGATAAGTTGAAGCCATATGAAGAATTTCTAAATCAATGTCAATATGATGACTATGAAGATTTGATGTTACAAAAACATCACATTCTTCCGAAATTTATGAGTGGGAGTAATAAAAAAACCAATCTAATTAGATTAGATATTAAAGACCATTTTGATTCACATATTATTTTAGCAAAATGTTTTGAACGTAAAACCAAAGAATATCATTATAATTTATGTTCAGCAAATAGAATCTTGGCTTCTGCTAAACGTTTATTGAACAAATTGGGAGTGGATTATACAGATTCTGAATTCTGGAATGAAGCCAGAAAAAATATGAAAGAATATTGTTCTGGAGAAAATAATCCAATGTATGGTAGAAAGCACACGGAAGAATCAAAACAAAAGAATCGAGAAAAGAAATTAAAATACCGCGGTGAAAATCATCCTTGTTATGGTAAGCCATCTCCTTTGAAAGGTAGGAAATTGAAACCAAGATCATATAAATGTAAACAACCCAATCGAAATTATTCTGGTGAAAACAATCCCAATCACGGAAAAAAGAGAAGCCCGGAATGGAAGGAGAAACATTCTAATTTAATTAAAAGTCGAATGAAAGATGAATCAATCAGATCCAGGTTGCGTTCCCCAAAGAAAAAATTAGGAGAAAGTCCACATTCAAAAAGAGTGATGGATACCCGAACTGGAATAGAATATGATTGTATTACTAATGCTAAAAATGATTTGAAACTGAATTGGTATTCATATAAAAAATTAGTAGATTCTGGAATATTGATTGTCATGTTAAAGAACAATGATTTGGAGTGAAATGTAAATGGTTTCAGATAGATATAAAAGATCCGTCAGTTATATAAATAAAGATTTTGCGGAAAACCGATTAGCATTAATTAATTATCTTAAGAATTATTTCCCAAATAGTTATCAAGATTTTAATGAGTCATCGCCCGCGATGGCTTTTGTGGAATTAGTGGCGTATGTTGGGGATGTTCTGTCATTTTACACTGATGTTCAGTTGATGGAATCATTATTATTTCTATCTGATGAACGAATAAATCTTTACAATCTTGCTCAAGGAATGGGCTATAAAGCAAAGACCGTAGTCCCAGCAAGTGTGGATTTAGAAGTATTTCAACTCTTACCTTCTATTGGTTCTGGACAAAACACCAGGCCTGATTTCCGCTATGCACTTTATATTCAACCAACGATGCAGGTATCAACAACAGATACTGATGCAGTTTATTTCTATACCAAAGATGCAATAGATTTCAGGTTCAGTTCGAGTTTTGATCCAACTACGATCACCACATATTCTGTGACCCAAGACGGGGAAATTGAATATTACCTTCTCAAGAAAACTGTTAAAGCGGTTTCAGGTGAACTTCAATCAAGAGTTTTTTCATTCAGTGACCCAAAGATTTATGATAAAATTGTTTTGCCAGAAAATAATGTCACTGAAATCGTTTCAGTTGAAGATTCCGATTTAAATAAATGGTATGAAGTTTCGCATTTGGCTCAAGACTTAGTTCCGTTATCAATCAGAAATGTACCATATAACGATGCTTATTTGAGTCAATACCAATCATCTGTTCCATATATCTTAATCTATAAACAGACTGAACATAGATTTGTCACACGATTGAGAAAAGATGATTTATTGGAAATTCAATTCGGTGCTGGATTGAGTTCAGAAGCGGACTAAGAAATTATTCCAAATCCAATGAATGTTGGTTTAGGTTTGGATTATTTTGAAAGACCTGCCGATTTAAGTATAGATCCACAAAATTTCCTTTATACAAAGACTTATGGTACGGCTCCGAGTAATACTTTATTGACTGTTCAATATTCAATTGCAAATGGTATCAGAGACAATGTCAATGCAAATACAATAACTCAAATCGTATCAAGTTCAATTGTCAATCCGTTTGATAGCACGGATTCAACCGTATTGCAAACGATTATTGATTCGGTAGCAATAAACAATCCTAATCCTGCATTTGGTGGACAAGATAGACGTCCTTTGGAAATGATACGACAAGAAGCAATGGCAAATTTTGCTTCCCAGAATAGAGCAGTCACCAAGGAAGATTATATACTTAGGTGTTTTACAATGCCTGCAAAATACGGTGCTATAGCAAAAGCGTACATCGAACAAGACACTCAATTAGGAAGATGGAATGAGGATAGAGTTCCGAACCCATATTCGATGAATTTGTATGTCCTATCATATAATGCAGATAGACAGTTTGTGGCGTGTAATGAGGCTATCAAAGAAAACCTAAGACAATACCTGAGGAACTACCGCCTACTTACTGATGCAATTAACATCAAAGATTGCCAAATAATCAATTTTTCTATAGATATTGAAGTGATGACATATCAAAACGAAAATAGTAATGAGGTTATTCTTAGATGTATAGATAGAGTAATTGATTATTTTGATAATCAGAGAATGGAAATTAACCAACCTATTTTGATTTCTAAATTGAAAACTGAAATAGATAAAGTTCAGGGAGTTCAAACAGTGAAGAGTATTAAATTTATTAACCAAATTGATATGAGTCAGGGATATTCTGGAAATGTATATCCAATTGAAAATGCAATTCGGGATGAGATATTGTATCCATCTTTAACTCCTTCAATTTTTGAGTTAAGATTTCCAAAAAAAGATGTTCGAGTTAGGGTTGTGGAGAGTTAAGATGACTATTTCATTCAATCCAAATTCGGCGATGGATCCCAGATCCGCACGTTATTATGAAAATTTAATGCAAAATGGGCATTGGAATGAAATAGATCCGATTTATATCAATAAAGATACTAAAATGGTAGTTGACGGAAATCATAAATTGGCAGCTGCGTTAAATGTAAATGAGGTTGATAAATTAAAATTTAGGCAAATAAGTGATGGTGATTGGGAGAAAATTAGAAAAATATCAGATAGAACGCTCTTTTTAAAAAAATTATATCAACACTCAAAACCAATAAAAAAACCAGACAATATTAAAAAAACATCAAATTTATTTAATAGGGATATCACAGGAGGTCAGGTATTACCTGGAGAATTTAAAGAAATGTCTTTAAGTCTTATTTTAAAAAACATTTTATTTGAGTCAGTTTCAAAATTAGTTGATGACATCAAAGATAAATATAATCCAAAATCATTTCAACTCTATGAACACGGAAATGATATTGTTTTGGGATTGATAGTTTTGGGCAAAGAACATCAGGGCAAAGGAATTGGTTCAAAAATTATGAATGACATTTGCGAATATGCGGACAGAAATAAAAAAAGAATACTGTTAACTCCTGCTATCAAAGACAAGCATCATGGTACTACATCGCAATCAAGATTAATAGATTTTTATAAGAGATTTGGTTTTGTGTTGAATAAAGGCAGGAATAAAGATTTCAGTATTTCAGAGTTAATGTATAGGGAACCAAAATAAATGTTTATAGAAAAATACAAAGATGTAGACTTATCAAAATATAATGACTTCTTGATAGAATGTTCAAAGAAGGATTATTCGAATATAGGAACACATGAACATCATATTCTTCCAAAATTCATGGGAGGAAGCGATGATATGGAAAATCTTATAAAATTATCATATCAGGATCATTTCGATGCGCATATGATATTAGCAAACTGTTTTCCCGAAGATTCAAAGGAATATAAAGGAAATATTTTTTCTGCACACTATGTCAATAACTGGATAGATTCTCCAATAGATTTAAGAGAGAAAATATCTCAAATTCAATCTGGTAGGATATTATCAGAAGAAACACGTCGAAAATGTGGCGTAAAAAACATAGGAAGGTTACACACTGAAGACGAAAAACAAAGAAGGAGAGATACTATGAAAAAATGGTTATCATCTTCAGAGGGAATTGCATATTTGAAGCAAAGAATAGAGATTATTCTGCATTGGTTCAAAGAATGGATGAAGATTCTGGTAAATCTGCTCAAAAACAAGCATTTAGAAATCAAATTATAAGTAGAATGGAAAATGATTTAGAACCGGAAGAAGATTTTTCTTTCTTAAATGGGATTGAATAATGATAAAATTAAAAAATATTTTATTGGAAATCACCAAACCAAGTAGATATATTGGTAACTGTGTTGATGTTGGTGGATCTGGAAAAAAAGAAGTATGCAAATTCTTTCCTGATGCAACTTCGATGGCTCAGAAAGTTGGAGATAGTGTGGAAGATTTTGGAGATAGTACCCAGGTAGATGAAGAGGAATTTTACAGATATGTCAATCAATCAATTGTTCCGAAAAAAGCCTTAAAAGGAATGAATCGTTATTTTTATATTTCGAGTGAAAGAGGAATCGACATTCCAAAAAATGAAGCATTGATTTGGTACATCTATAATGAAGATCAAGATATACATTATTTTTTTAGAGTAGGTTAGTATGATAAAATTCTATCCAGAAGACCAAATAGAAGAATCGGGTTACCTAGGTATAAAATTACCAATGAACGGCGTCGAGCGGGGATTCTTCAATATGTCAAAAACGACTGAAGAACATCGAAATAAATTGAGCACATCAAAGAAAGAATATTATGAAAATAATGAACATTGGAATTCTGGAAAGTCTTGGTCTGATGAAGTTAAGAAAAAAATTTCAGATTCAAATTTAGGAAAGGAAATGTCAGAATCAAATAAAGAACAGTTATCCAATAGAATGAAAGGTAATGGCTATGCCAAAACTAGAAAATGTTCTATTGATGGAATTGAATTTAATTCAATGGCCGCTGCTTCTAGGTATCACAATAAGCCAGTAGATTGGATTTCTGTTAGATTAAAGTCAAACAAATTAGAATTTCAGAATTGGTATTTTTTATAGGGACTATTTATGTTTAAGACGATATATCCGTTAATTGATACGACAATTTATAGTCAGTTTCCAGAAAAAAATACCGGCGCGGATCAAATTCTAGAAATTACAAAGTTGACGACCGGTACTCCGTCGTTGGAAAATGATGACACCGTGTATTATGCTGATACTTACAATTCTAGGATTCTAATCAAATTTGATTTAACTGAAATTTCATCGCAGGTACAATCCGGAAAAATTTCTGGAAATTCACAATATTATTTAGTTCTTAAGGCGACCGAAGCGATTAATCTTCCCATAGATTATAATTTATATGCCTATCCGGTAAGTTCTTCTTGGGTGGTAGGGACGGGTTATTATAATAACTTGCCAGATATAAAAAATGGAACTTCTTGGCAATACCGTTCATCTAAGTCTGAAGGCGTTGAATGGTTGACAGGTTCATATAATCCAGTTTCTACCGGATCGTTTAATAGCGTACCTGGTGGAGGTAATTGGTACACTTCTTCAATAGCATCACAATCTTTTTCTTACACAGATCCCGATGTCAGAATGGATGTTACATCTATCGTCAGGCAGTGGATTTCTGGATCAATACCAAATAATGGGTTAATATTAAAATTGAGTGACTCCCAAGAAAATGATTCATCACAATTCGGTACGATTAGATTTTTCAGCAAAGACACTCATACAATTTTTATTCCTCGATTAGAAGTTTATTGGGATGATAGCGATTTAAGTGGTACTGGTTCTTTCACTGAAATTGGAAGTGATGACTTTGTATTGTATGCTAAGAACTTGCGAGAATCTTATAATGAAAACGAAAAACCTAAAATCAGATTTGGTGTAAGAGAAAGATATGTTCAGCAGACATACGCTACTTCGTCAAATTATTTGGTTTCCAAAAGATTACCTACCGGATCATTTTACCAGATTCAAGATTGGGTTACGGATGATGCAATAATTCCGTTTCATCCTTCTGGTACGATAGTTAATTGTGATACCAATGGTAATTACATTAAGATAGATTGCAATTCATTGTTACCAGAACGCTATTATAAGATAGTTATAAAGACTGAATTTGATGGTGGAGAAACGGTTAGATTTGTTGATGATAACTTTCTATTCAAAATTTACCGGAGTTAATATGTTTGAATTGAAACCAATATTAGATGAAATTTTTGATGAAATAAAAAGGAAGGGACAATATGATTGCAAAGATTTGATAGATGAAGATCTATTGCTTACTGAAATATTATTATCAGAATTATTGGATCCTTCAAACGCATATCCATATAAAAAATATGGAAGTATTTATTATTATGAGGACGATAGTGGAGTTAGATTTTGTGTAAGAAACGCTGGAATGCCCACGACAGTAGATCCACATTTCGAATTAAAAACTTGGTGGGTTGATCCAGATACAAAGAAAGCTGTTTATCAATATCTTCCGCCAAATACTTCTGGGTTGACGATGAATAGAAGAACTGATACCATTGCAAAGATTTTTAGAGATGAGATCATCCCCGAATTTGAAAAACAGAACTGGAGTGATTTGATGATGATAAAACCAGTTGACTCGAAACGTTATCAATTTTCATTAAGAATG